ACTATCAGTAAAGTGACTATTCTTTAGTTCTAGACTATTGAAATCTTTTCCATTCCTGAGTTCATCAACAATGACAGTTTTGCCGATAGCAAAACCACCTTTAGAATCAAATTTTTCGGTTGTAGTTGCCATTTTTATTTTTTAGTTATATTAGATACGACTGTGATCTCGATTTGATGACCAGTAAGAAGGTTTGCTCCAACTTCAAAATTGATTCTAGCAAGGTTGCCAGATGTTCTCTCGAACGTGGGAACGATTAGTTGTTGCCCAGTTCTAACATTACCATACTCTGTGTGGAAGATATCTGTTCCATTATCTATAATACCAAATTCAAAAAACTCTCTATCATTGTTATTTAAGTTTTCCGCAACTACAACTGTTTTAGCTCCTACTGCAATTGCAGCATCATAGATATCAGATCCACCATTATTTGCTGAACCCTTTGTTAGAGTTATTTTTTCTGTTAAAACCTTAGTGTCTGCAAGTTCAAACTCTTTAAGATCTCCATCAAAAACTTTAACTCCAGTAAAGTTACCTGTACCAAATGAAGTGTTGAAGTAAACATCACCTTGGTTATCAAGTCTAAGAACTGGATCAACTGATAAACCACCAGAAAGACCTAGGTCAAAGTATTGCTTACTGGTATGTAAGAATGTTCTATCTACAGCAGTATTATCAAGAGTTGTTTCAGCATTATCGAATGTCATCAAACTTGCTGTAATTTCAAACTCACTAGATGTACTAGAGATAATAGTATCTACGCTATAGAATTCAAGTGCAGATGCAGTAAGACGCATCGTGTTTGTTCCATCATTGTAGAAATACAAGATGTTCTCGTTTGCACCAGGAGCAGTCTCAGGAATAATGTAAGTATTCTGGTCAACGTCTTTTACTCCACCAAGAGAACCCCAGTTAGTTCCATCATAACCTTCAAACTGACTAGCAGTTGTATTAAATCTGATACCACCTTGGATTACTGCACCTCTTTCAGAGTCAGTACCAGATGGAATTGCTATACTAGTATTTGTATTACATATAATCTTCTTACCAGCATTAGGTTGGAAAGTTAGATCACTAATATCTGTAGAAATAATACTATCTCTAAGTCTCAAATCTCCGTTAATCACGAAGGGAGAAGAACCTAATGGATCTAATCTAATTTCCTCAACGTCAACAAATGTTAAAGGAGCAACTGCAAGACCCCAGTAGGATAAAGTTGCAGATCCGTTTGTCGCAGTTCCAGAAGTGAATATTGGTTCATTACCACTTGTAGCAGTTGTACCAGCTACAGTTACTTCATATAAATTGTTCTTCCACTTCAGATATGCACCAACTAATACAGGTGCGTTAGCAATCCAGTTAGTAAATGCTGGAGCAGATGTATTTGCAGACTTAATAGTCTTATTAGTTCTGAATTCTAATTCATTTGGAGTAAACTTAACAGTATTATCTCCATCATTATAGAACCAAAGTGTATTATCATTAGAACCGATAGAAAGTTCTGCACTGATGTATGTGTTTCCATCCAAGTCTCTTACACCACCAAGAGAAGACCAGGAAGAAGTTGAAGCACTGTAACCTTCATATTGATTACTATCAGTATTAAATCTGATAGAACCGTTTGCAGCACCACTAACACCAGGACGTTGTGCAGTTGTACCAGCAGGAATATTAATAGAAGAAAAACCAGTAAATTGAGTGATTTTACCAGTAGGAGCTGTTATAACTATGTCACTACCAGCATCAGAAGAAATAATATTATTCTCAATGAATATATTATCGTTTACATTAAGTTTATTTGTAGTCTTAAGTTCACCTGTAGTAATAACATTACTGTCTGCTTGAGTAACAGCAAATCCACCAACTGAGAAGTCTGCAGAAGACTGTACAGAAGTTCCTGACAGAGTAAGAGCACCACCTGAGGTAACTAATGGAGTTGTAACGCTAGTGGTTGCTGCAACAGTAGCAGATGAAAGATCAGGAGCACTAAGGGTACTAATAGTACCTTCAGTAGCTTTAATGTCAGTAACAGTTACCTCACCAGTAAGAACTTCCATTGTGACGATATTTACAGAAGAAATATCTGTAGCTCTTAGAACTAATCCAGTACCAAATGTCTTAGGGTTGTTAGGATCAATAGTTATTAATGCTTCATTGTTATCTTCACCACCTTCGTCTTCGTGACCAGCACCAGAAGTACAATAGTAGTAAAGGTTTGGAGTTGCAGAAGTAACAGTTAAATCTAGATAAGCATTACCAGCACCATCAGCACCTCTTTCCACACCGTCAGTGTATTCAGTACCACTAAAAGTGAGAACTGAAGCACCGCCTGTTTCTGGTAAAAGAGTAAGAGTTAGTTGAGTTGCACTGTCAATAGATTCAACTCTTGTATTGGACGCTAATAAACCATCGCCACTAGCCACAGAAGCAAGCATTCCAACCTGAATACCTGTAGTAGATGCTACAGTTATTTGATAACTAGCTACATTTAATGTTGTACTAACATTCTCTACTAAACTTGGAGAGTATGTTCCATCTCTAAATGCACTAAGAGCAAATTGGTGACCAGATACGCTATTATCACTTAAGTCAAATCTATAAGTATTACCAACATAAACTGTCCATGCTGGAGTAAGAGTTGCACCAGATCCAACGTCAATTAAGAATCTAAATTCAAGAGCACCTGCTGTATCAGATGTATACTGTGTTCCAGGAACACCAGTTTTAATAAACTGCTGTCCAGCAGTAAATGCACTACCTTGATCTACTTCAATTAGAATAGTAGAAATATTACCACTACCATCTAAATCAACATTTAAAACAGGAACTGCTGTAACAGTAGAAACAGTAACAGCAGTAACAGTAATATCATTTGCAGGAGTAGCTCCACCAATTAAGTTACCAGCAATCGTTATCGTATCAGAATCGGCATATCCAAGACCAGCAGCATTAACATCAACACTTGCAATTGTTCCGTCTGTGTTTCTAACAACATCAAATGTTGCACCACTACCATTTCCAGCAGTTGTAGAAGCAACAGCACTAAATGTTCCAGTCTCGTCTGATGTGAATGTTAAATTAATACTAGCAGTTTGAAGGAATGCAGCAGATAGTGTTACCTGAGTTGCACTATCAACAGATTGAACAGTAACATTAACTGCAAGATTACCACTTCCATCTTCTGCTACTGCGTCTCCAACACTAATACCAGTTGTATCTGCGAGTGTTGCTGTAAATGCTCCTTGAACACAGCTACAAGCAAGAGGACCAGTTGTAGTTTGTGCAATGTCACCACCTGTAAAGGTGACGTTTGTGACACCTCCAGCTAATTCTTCTATTGTATCACTAGTTGTAATAGTTCCACCAGCAACAGTTTGAATTAAAGTAATCCTTTGAACGTCTTTAACAGTTACTGGATAACTGATAGGTTGAGTTAGATCAGTAGCATTTACCGTAAACTCATCAAGTGGAGAATAACCATTACCTACTTCTACTAAAGTAAAACTTCCTACCTCACCAAGAGTATCAATTGTGTAAGTAAAATCATTTGCAGGGTCACCAAATGCAGGAATAAAGTTAACAACAGCAGGTCCCATTGTAGTTGGGGTATCTGATAATGTAATGGTGGTGGTACTGTCAACGTTAGCAATCGTTGTATCTGCTGCTAGTACACCTGTACCACTTACCTTCTCTACTTTAAATCCAATAGTAAGTCCTGCTGAGTTTGCAAGAGTAACTTCGTTTGCAGCTGTTGTAGAGAATATTAAATTTGCTGAACCAGATACAGTTGGATTTGCAGACAGTGTTATTTGTGTTCCACTATCAATAGATGCAATAGTGGTTCCTTGAGCGAGTTCACCAGTATCTCCAGCACTTGTACCTACATTTAGACCTGCTATAAGACTGGATGTATCTGTAATAACTACCTGAGCACTACCTGTACTTAAAGTTGCAGTGAATGGTGAAGATGAACCAGGTAGATATACAGATACGTTGGAAATTTGTTTAGGTAATCCTAGTACATCACCAATTTGATATCCAGATCCTCTTTCATTAAGAACAAAATTAGTAAGATCACCAGGAATAGCTGAGACTGTCCATTGAAAACCAGATCCACCTCCACCTCCTACAGAAGCATCAGCTACGCTAAGTACGTCACCATTTTGATAACCAACACCACTATCAGTAATTGTTACACTATCAACAATACCTGTATTAGTTACACTAGAAATAGTATACTCAAATCCAGATCCTGTACCACCAACTAAACTATTTGGAATGGTAACTACATCTCCAGATTTATAATCAACACCTGTATTAGTCCATTGTGCATCAGTAACTGCACCGCCTGAGATAGTAACATCAAAGAAACCTTGCCAACCATAGTTAGTGTATGTTGTTGTGTCTTGTAGGGTAATACTACCACCTGAGGGACCCATTCCTGGATGGTTTGCACAATCATAACGAAGATTAAGACTACCTGTGGGAGCACCAGGTTTTAATACGAGATCAGTAAAGCATCCTGCTTGTCCGAAAACACCAGCAGTGAAGGGTTCAATTACTGTCGCATCAACTTGCGATCCACTAGCAAGTTGGAATGTTATTCTATGATCACTTCCTGGTGCTCCTGGATTAGCTCCTGCTATTGATGAATCAGAAAGATCAAATCTATATGTGTTACCAACATCTAATGTTAACTGAGGTTGAGTTACACCGTCAATCTGATAGATGAAGTTTGGTTGTCCTGAACCACCAGCAGCAGGGTTAGCTATAGATGTAACAACAAATGTTTGAACTGGTTCGTTAAATATTTGAACCTGTGAATAAGAACCATCGGTATATCCACTACCAGTAGTAGTAATACTTCCTGCAGGAGTTGATGTACCAGTAATTTCAATGGTAGCTTCTGCTCCAGATCCATTTCCTCCTGTAAGAGGAACGTTCTCAAAAGTAGAAGGAAAATAAGCAGAACCAGGAGTTGTGATAGCACCTTCAAGTTCACTAACGTCAAAGCTTCCAACTGCTCCAGTTCCATTACCATCAATAAGAGGAATTGATAGATACTGACCAGACACATAACCAGAACCAGAATTTGTAACAGAACCATCAAATGCTAATACTTCAAAATCTGCAGTAGCATTTTGTCCTGTACCACCAATTAGAGGAACTGCTGTATATGAACCAGCATCATATCCACTACCACCACTAACCAAAGTAAGTAGAGATTGTGATAGTTTTCTTTGTTGGATATTAATATCTTGATATGAAGTAAGTTCTGATAACTTAAAATCAATAACTTTCTTACCACTATTGACAAACCCTATAGTTTTTACACCAGCTTTGTAGAGACCTAACTGGGTGTCAGTAGTAAATTTAAGTGATGGGTTTCCAACTAAACCATCTCCTAGTTGTAAGTTACCAGTGGATAGATCACTACCACCAGATGTTACGTTAAAAAGTGCTGTGCTAATTTGATTGATCTTCGTCCTTTGAGACTCAAAGGTATCGGTCTTAGCTACATTAATTGCTGCCATTTTTTATTATTCCGCGCAGGATTGACTTAAGTTCAGAAACTTCATTCTTCAATGTATTTATGTCATCCAATGCGGAACTTAGGTGCATAGATTTCCTTCTTGCAGCTATAGAAGAATCATCTAAATTCAAGATAGCACCAGTGTTTTGGTCTCTTACGAGACCATCATGTCCATCAACTTTAACAAAGTCCATATGCGGAATTAGAATGCAGCTACAGCACGAATGTCTTGAATCTTAGGTACATACGCTGGATCCGTTCCTTTCATCACAATTTTGATTGCAAAAGATGAATATTCTGGTAAATCTGATGTAGTATATTTAAGATCTTGGTATGCAGATTGCTTCTCTACAATTCCAGAAATTGTATTTTCACTAGTTGCGATTTCATATGTATCTGGTTCTCCTTTTTTATTGAAGTAGACCCAATCAATATCATCAAAGTTTTCTTGACTTGATGCTTTCTTAAACTTATAGAATACTTCTAAGTTAGAGATGTCTTTAACATTTGCAAGTAAATGTACATTAATTGCAGTAGCTGGATTTGTAATAGAAACTTCCTTAGTTACATACTTAGCAACAGCAGATCCATTCTTAGATGTATCTTCGTCAACAAAGTCTAAACCAGTAGTATAAGTTACTTTACCAATCTCAAGATATGCCTTCTCTTCATCTGGTTGATTAGGATACTTAACAAAGTCTCCTACACGGAAGATGTCGGCAATTTGATCACCTACAACAGGATTTCTGTTATACAGAACATTATTAATAATTTTATCAGTGAAACTATCATTGATAGGATGTACATCATTTCTTAATGTTAATCTCTGTGTCTGACTATTCCAGATAGTAGCTTTACCAGTGATGATGTTGTCGTATGTTTGCAACATCGTAGATGGGTTACGTGCAACAATAGTTGCAGCATCTGCGATAGTTGCTGGAACTAAAGATGGATTTGAATCTACAGTAACATTTGTAAGAGTTGGTTGATTTCCTAAAGTTACACTTTCTCCTTTCTGGAAGAATTGAGAAGTCTTAACTCTTACATAAACAACTTGACCTTCAACTCTAGCAATAGTTCCTACTGTCTTAGTAGTAGCACCCTTGATTGTTTGATCAGGTGAAATATCTGTACCACCATTACCAGCAAGTTCAAATTGATATACAGGATAAAACTCAACTACTTGATCTCTTCTACCAAATCTATCTTCTTGTCCAGTAGCATTTTCAATTCTATTTGATACTGTTTTTACAGTAGCACTAGAAAGATCAATAATTGGACTCAAATGAGACACAGTAGACGATAGAGTCATCTTGTATGTAAGTGACTGAGATAAACCGTTTAAAGTTTCATTAATATCAGATGCAATAAACTTCTGATTTGTGAAGTAATGTGGTTCATTCAAGAAAGTTTTTTCATAATCTGGTTGTGAATATGAAGTGAAATTAGTTGTAGTAGAATCTACTGGAACAACATTAGTTGTTTTGACTTCTGTTAATAAAGCAGTACCAGTAAATGAGAGATATGAAACTTGTGGATATAAAGTTTCATACTTTCTGTTTGTAGATGCATATACAGAACTTCCACCACCAATAGAATTGCCAGCAGCTTGAGAACTAGAAATAATATTATATGAATCAATACCAGAATTACTTACTTGGAATAATGTGCTATTTAAAATTGATGATGTAATACCACCTGTTTCCAATGCAGTTCTATAGAACACATAAGAATCTCCAGTAGTCTCAAATCCATGATCTCTATGATTTACTTTAATAACAGAGTTGTTGTTCTTGAATAGCTTAGAGGTGGAGCTAGTATTAGCACTTGCATTTGTTTCAAATGGATGTTCATCTAGAAGTTCATAACCAAGACTTTGATTCTTGATTAGAAGTTCTGCTGGTCTGGATGTATTAAACTCAGCACGATACATAGTGAACTTAAGATCTTCAAAATTATCTTCAGTCCAACTTTCGGTATTCTGTGAACGGTATACCGAACCTAGAGATGGTTGAGTTGTGATGACCGTACTTGTAGAAATATCGGTTTCTCCTAATTTAGAAGACCATAACTCATAATCAATAGAATCAGTTTCAATTACAAGTGCATACTCTGTATCATTCTGTAAATATACAGGATAATCAAATGCAAAGTGTGTAGGAGTAGTAGATTCTGTAACACCCTCTTGATCAATCGCTACACCCATTCTGACTGCAGGAGTGTCAATCTCAATAAATGTCTGAATTTCACACCCACTAGCACCATTACCAACACCTTTGACAACAACTGAAGGTGCTTCAGTGTATCCAAAACCAGATAGTGAAATTTCAGTATTGTAAATCTTACCACCAGAGACTTCAATTCTTGCAGTAGCAGTAGAACCTCCAGGAAGTTGTGGACTTTCAATAGTTAAAATTGCACTATCATAGTTTTGACCAGGATTGGTAACCCTAATATCAGATAACTTACCACTATTTTTTACAATAGAAAGAACAAAATCTGTACCATCAGTTGCATTAGAAAGAGTTACAGATGGAATAAGTAAATCTTCGTTTGGTAAGAATGATTTACCATTGTGGTTACTTAGAACTACAGTATAAACTTGCTCATTAGTAAGACTATACTTACCAGAAGCAGTAGCTACTAGTTCTACATTATTCTTATCAAATACTTTAAGTATAGGACCAGATGCAGCAGAAGATGCACCAGTTACACTTTCTCCTTTATATACTGCCATGTTTCCACTAGCAGCACACTTAAGGAAAGTATTTGGAGATAGAGTCTTCTCAGATCCAGGAACAATATTCTTAGCAGGTTTCTCTGCATCTACATTAGTAATATATGTCTTGACTGGTACATTTGTACTCTTTTTATTAAAGTATAGATCAACACCAGTTACAAAACATCCACCATCTAGATTTTCTACCTTAAATGTTTGAGCTAGTGGATTTGGTCTAATAGGATTATCAGTATTACTTGAAATAAACTGTACACCCTCGTTAGATTTGAATATTGATGGTTTTGTAGATACAATACTTGCTGGATTCTCTGGTAAAATACCAGTAGCATAATACTTAACTTCTGTATAAGAATCTACACCTAATTTTGATTCATTAGTTGCACTAGAAGTAAATCTAAATGTTAATTCACCAGTAGTAAAGTTTAATTCTTGTCCATCTGGATCATATGATACAGTATCAATATCTCCAGTCCATGTAGTATTTTCTGTTGGTGGTTTACCAGCAGGAACAATAATTAAACCAGATGCATTACCATATTCATCTGTATTAATTTCACCATTAAATGCAGACAATGAATTACCAGCAATACCAGTATATCTTAAATCGGGATTAACCCATCTAGAAATATCTCTACCTTCTAAGAAAACATAGATCTTAGTATTGGGTTTCATTCTACCAATTTTAAATTTGATAGGAAGACTTCTAGTATAGAAAGCTAATGATGTAGAAACAATATTATCTCCAACAGTTTTAGTTTGTACACCTTTACCTACCTCATTATTTTTAGGACTAATATTAGAAGAACTACCAACAGATGCTGATGTTACAGAAGTAGATGCAATTTGAGAATTAATTCCACCTAAAGAATTAATTGAAGTAAAGGAAGATGATGTTCCAACCCAGTTAACTACAAAAGAGTTATAGAGACTTGAGAAACTTTCTTTTACATTATCCTTAGCTAAGAAAATATTAAAAAGATCTGTATTTGTGTCAACGACTACAGGTTCTTCATTTTGATCATACCATTGATCAATAGAAGGAGAAAGATCACTATCACCAACATATTGAAGAACAACAAATGGATTTGGATTTAATTTTCCAGAAGCAAAACTATTTCCTAATAAAGATAGTGAAGAATATGGTAGAGTTACCATATTACCAATTTTCTTGTAACCAGAAACTGCTCTCTGATCTTCTCTAGTATTAACTTCTATAAGATTGACAGAATCTTCTTTTGATTGTGGACGCAATACAGATTGTTGAGAGTCAACACCACATCGATAATCAAGAGATTTAAGATTACCAATTTTATGTGCTTCAAAATTATCAACAAAGAATCCACACTTAAATCTGTCTAAACCAATTTCATCCTTAACCTGCATGTTAAGAGCTTGCTGTTCTAGGATGCTAAGAGTTGTATAATATTCAAGACGTTCAATACGTTTTTCCAACTTACCAATATCCTTCATCGTATAACGACGATTGTCAACTGGTGTTATACGTACATCTTTGCTTGTCTTTGTAAATGCTGGAATGTGTGCATAGAATAATGGAACTGCATCTTCTATTGGATCTGGTTTTGTTGGATTGAGTGAAGAATTACCTTCTTTAACTACAAAGTCTCCTTTATTATCTAAGAATACACCATCAATACGATCCAAGTATTGAACCTGACTAAAGGAGAAAGTATACTCTAAGTTTAGATCAGGAGCAGGACTACTTGCAATAATAGCACCAGAACCAGCAAATGATCCTTGAGTTCTTTCTAAGATAGATGTATCAAGGAAACCTGGTATAATAGCAGTGCTATCTACCTTTGGTCTAAAGTCAATTACATTCTTGAGTTCTGTAATACCAAGAACAGAAGAATTGAATGTAGGAATTTCATCCTCAGGAACACCTGCTTCATGTAAGTAGCTATCGATTGTACAGAAATCACCTTGTGAATGCTCGAAGTAATCAAAAGCAATTACAAGTTGACCAGTTGTTTCTTCAAATCCTGGTTTTAGAACGATACGAGAAACATCGTAGATGGTATCTCTTTGACCATCATCAAATGTATATCTCGATGTTACATCAGTACCAGAAATTAGATTACCAGCGGTATCAATTTGAGGTGGTTGAGAAGAAGTTCCCTCATAAACATATCTAAGTTTAAATGCATCAGAGTATGATAGTATTTCTACTGCCTCACTATCATAATTTATTCCTCTTAGAGGTACAACACGGTCACCAGCAGATGAAACTGTAATTCTCCTGTTTTTTATTACAGTCTTAAGTCTTGGTTTTGCATTCTCAACTTCCAGAGTTGCAGTCAACTTAAGTTTTGGATAGTTACCATTATTAGGAATAGTACCAAAATATGTTGATGGTAGCTGTAGACTGATACTACCAGATGTTAATCCACTAGCAGTGTCAGTAGCAGAAGTAATTTCTACAGCATCTTCTTCTAAGTAAACAATATCACCTTTAACAATATCAGGTGCATCACCTGGATCGATAACAGTGATCATAACATTTTCTTCACTGTATGAAGCAAACCTTTGTGTACCAAATGGTAACTGTGCAGCAAATGTAATAATACCACCACCAGCAGATGCAGTAGTTACAAAATCTTTACGGAAGAAATACTTGATCTTAGTATCATCTCCACCAGCAGAAACTTGTGATATTTGCTTACTACCAGTAGGGTATATTAGTGTGCCACTTGTAGAATTGTCCACTTTAGGACGCAATCTCACAATACTAGCATTAGTAACTGTGCCTGATAGAGCTGTATCTAAATAAATTCTAGATTTATATGATCCTTCTTGTTCTGTAGCATATTGCACAAATGCTCTAATAATATTGTTATTATCATCAGATAATTGTATAAGGTCGCCTTGCTGTACAGCATTTGATGCATCAGCACTAAAACTTGTTGACTCAATAAATGTAGAACCTTGAGTACCAATAAATGTATAATTTGTTACTGCTTTAATTTCTGAATACTTCTGACTATCTACAACAACGTCCGCAGAAAAAGCATTAGAATTACCAGATCCATAAGAACAACCAAGAGACTTGACATTCTGTGGAGTGTAAGTAGTAACTGTGTTCCTAAACATA